GGTGGAGACCAGCTCCAAATGAGTTAAAGTTAGAGGTATCTTCAAGACCTCCATTAAACATCAATTTTAAAATCGAATGATTGTAATACTTATCTGACAGGAGCTTCATATGCCAAATGCCGACATTGATTATAACGCCTTGGGACAGGCGATGGATACTTCGTGGGGTCGTTCATCTACGCCGGCAACCGCAGGTTGCTCTGTGAAGTTTAATCTTCATGGTAACATGCTTACGGCAACGTATATCGTGATGATAAACTTCGGTACGGAGAAAGAAATGATCCTGACAAAGAGATCATGCTCAGAAGAATCCATATCGGTGACCAATGAAGTCATGTCAAAGGTTAAAAGCACTTACAAAGACATCTCAGGAAAGTCGCTAACCGTCAAGCAGATGTTTACAGGTGATTCCATGGAAATTGTTGGCTTTGGTATCCACAATCCAAAGCGGACCGCTTGTTACAGGCGTAAGACAACATTTGAAGTCGGATGATCCATGGCCCAACCTTCAGGTAGAGAACATCAGGTCAAGGAGGTCTTGAAGTGCGGACGTGACGCAGTCTACTTCATGAGATCATACGCAAGGATTCAACATCCAAAAAAGGGATTGATTCCGTTTGAGACGTACCCATTCCAGGACGATTGCGTCCATGATTTTGAAAAGAACAGATTCAACATCATTCTTAAGTCTCGTCAGTTAGGTCTGTCCACTGTCACCGCTGCGTATGCAGTGTGGTACGCCATTTTCAAGAAAGACAAGAACATCCTCGTCATTGCTACAAAGTTGCAAACTGCAATGAACTTCATCAAAAAGGTGAAGACAATGCTGGATGGTCTTCCAAAGTGGCTGTTGCTGACAAAGTTTGAGCCGACTCGACAACAGATCAGGTTTTCAAATGGATCAACGATCACCGCCATTCCAACTTCACCTGACGCAGGTCGTTCAGAGGCTTTGTCTCTTCTAATCGTCGATGAGGCAGCATTTATTAGGGATTTCGAGGACATCTGGACCGGTCTATATCCCACGCTTTCAACGGGTGGTTCAGCCATTATCATCTCTACACCAAACGGCGTAGGGGGAATGTATTACAAACTATGGACAGATGGTGTCTCTCAACAAAACGAGTTCAACACCATCAATTTGCCATGGTGGGTACATCCGGAACACGATCAGGAATGGTTTGACAAAGAGACCAGAAACCTTCCTAAAAGGAAGGTTGCACAGGAGTTTCTCTGTGACTTCATCTCGTCAGGTGACACGTTTTTACAAGAGACTGAGATGGAGTATCTCAGGTCGATGATCGAATCTCCGAGAAAAAAACAAGGACCAGCAAACGCCGTGTGGATCTGGGATGATCCACGACCGGGCAAAAAGTACGCAATCTCCGCTGACGTGGCCCGTGGTGACGGTGCTGACTTCTCAGCATTTCACGTCATTGACGCAGCAGAATGCCAAGTGGTGGCAGAGTACATGGGCAAAATACCACCAGATAAACTTGCAGATCTTTTGTTAGAATACGGCAAGATGTACAATAACGCTCTGTTATGTCCTGAAAGGAACACATTTGGTTATTTCACCTGCGTAAAGTTACGTGACTCAGGTTATAAGAGGTTATGGTATAGGTCGACATCGGGAGACCCCTGGGAATATGCATGCTCGGACATAGAAGCAGTACCAGGATTTGAAACACAAGGAAATACAAGGCCACAGATTCTTGGTAAACTGGAAGAGTTGATCAGGAACAAGGTAATCAAGACGTATTCTCAAAGAACCTACGATCAACTACAAGCATTTATTTGGCAAGGATCCAAGGCACAGGCCTCTCGTGAGAGTCACGATGACCTAATCTTGAGCCTTGCAATTGGTACATGGTTGACAAATGGAACTTCCTCCTCAAATGAGTCAGGAATGGAACACGCGATAGCGATGCTAAGATCAACAAGGGTCGAAAAGAGAGATACCAGTTCAATGCCCAGTGACATTAATTCAGTTAGACCTGTAAACAATCCACATGTTCATGGTTTCACTCCATATAGCGCTACAACGCCTAGGGATTCTTCGTCGGTAAAACACGGAGGAACGTCAGATTTTAGTTGGTTGTTGCGTTGATACATATATTTAGCATGAAGAGGAAAATGATATGAAAAACAAGATTACGATCAATAGGCTCAAGACTATCATTTCTGAAGAAATTTCTTCCCTGGTAAGTGAAGACTCCTCTAAGTCAAACAAGGTTGCAAAACTTGTGACAAGCGCAAGCAAACTTTTGACCGCGCTTGAGTCGTTCAGGGACAGCGTCTCAGATAGAAAAGCCATAGATGCCGTGTCGCCACACCTGGATTCTTTGATGACCATAATGGATCAGATGGTTGATCACGCCTCAACTTACGTAGACGATCCGAAAGTTGAGCCAAAAAAGGTTATCTTAAAAGTTTCAAAAGAAAAGGGCGTGATGTAACGTAAATTCCTATACTGGGAAAGATACCGGCTTACAATTCCTTGAGCCATGTCTCTAATAGGCAGGCAAACAATTATGGTAAAAAAACAAAATCAATCTTTGTTCAAGAAGCTGACCGACCTTTTTCGAAGCGGTCCTGTCGTCAAGAGAAAGATTAAAACAATTGACACAGCGATCGCCGTACCTGATAGGACAAAGTCTTCAGGCGCTCTTCTATTTCAGAAGTCACTCGCTCCCACTTACGCCACCATAACGGCCAACGCGTATAACCTTTCTGAACGCTTGATGCGCTATCAAGATTTTCAAGAAATGGAATATACTCCTGAAATTGCTGCCGCCCTTGACATCTACGCAGATGAATCCTGTTCGCAGGATGAAAAGGGTCGAGTGATGCATATCTACTCTGACAACGAGAAGATCAAAGAAATCCTAGAAGATCTATTCTACAATACCCTTAACACCGAATTCAATCTGAGGTCATGGACAAGAAACCTAGTAAAATACGGTGACTTTTTCCTCTATAACGACGTACACCCAGATTATGGCGTTGTCTCCGCATTTCCTGTCCCTGTCAATGAAATAGAAAGGGAAGAGAACTTTGACAGGGATGATCCTTTTGCAGTCAGGTATCGTTGGGTCACATTGGGAAACAGGGTTTTAGAAAATTGGGAGATCACACACTTCCGCCTACTTGGTAATGACATGTTCTTGCCATACGGTTCATCAGTTATTGAACCTGCACGTAGAATTTGGCGTCAGCTCATTCTGATTGAAGACGCCATGCTTGTGTACAGGGTTGTGAGAGCTCCTGAGAGAAGGGTATTTTACATTGACGTGGCCAACATTCCAGCTGCAGACGTGCCACTCTACGTGGAAGAGCAAAGGAAGAACCTTAAAACAAATCAAGTGGTAGATAGGAACACCGGCAGAGTGGATCTCAGGTACAATCCTATGAGCGTAGATGAGGATTTTATAATCCCGGTTCGTGGTACAGACACAGGAACTCGCATCGAAACCCTTGCTGGCGGTCAAAACACCGCTGCAGTCGAAGACGTTGCGTACATACAAAAAAAGTTATTCGCGGCGTTGAAGATCCCACGAGCATATCTCGGCTATGACGAAATGCTTTCAAGCAAGGCGACACTTGCACAAGAAGACATCAGGTTCTCAAGAACCATCAACGTTATTCAACGGGTTCTTTTATCTGAGCTCAACAAGCTTGCGATTATTCACTTGTACGCTCACGGTTTTGATGGCGATGATCTTCAAAATTTCACGTTGAGATTGTCTAACCCATCCACTGTTGCGCAGCAGCAGAAGCTGGAGCTTTGGAGAACCAAATTTGAGATCGCGGGATCTGCGCCAGAAGGTTACGTAAACAAAAACTTCATCCGTAAGGAGATCTGGGGCCTTAACGATGAAGAGTGCAATGAGATTGACGATGAACGTAAGAAGGACAAGATCATTGATCAACAAGTTGAGACCGCTGGTGCAGACGCAGTGGGCGAAGACACTGGGGGCGGCGACGCAGGATCTGACCTTGGTGACCTCGACGCTGACCTTGGCGATACCGGTGGCGGAGACGATACCACCCCACCTGAAGAAAACGCCGGTGAAACTCCCGAAGAGGACAGTGAACCCGGGATATCTCTTTTGACGTCAGGCGATGATTATGATGATTTTGAGGGGGCGTCATACTCCCTTAAGGAACTTGATTTTCCGATCAACATCAGAAACAATATCAAGGAATCAAACCTTGTCGCTCGAAATAAAAGAAACAGTAAACGACGGAAAAGAGCGATGAAGCACATGCCAGATTTTGCGTCAATGTTGTCGCATGACAACAGAAGCTTCAAAGATGTGACAGGTCTAAAGTCCGTCCTTGAGACAAGGTTAAGTTCAAGCCCACAGCCAACGAGGACCAATCTTCCACCTGACGTGTTGTCTGCGTTAAGGCAGTGGAAACAAAGACACGGTGTCACAAACTCGATATTGAAAGAGTCAGAGCAAGACCTATTTATTCTTGACGATGAAGGTGATGAGACATGAACAACAAAACGCACAATAAGAAAAGAAATGCAGGCCTGTTGTACGAATTTCTTGTAAGGACTATTTCAAGTGCTCTTGTGGAAGGCAATCAGAGAAAATCTGCAGCCTCCTTAAGAATATTGAAGAGACACTTTAGACCTGGAACTGAGCTTTACAGGGAATTTCGGCTCATCAACTCGTTGATCAAAACGACAGTAAGCTCTACTTCGACTGCGTCGTCAATCATCAGCGAAGCAAGGGGTGCAGCCTGTACATACGACATGGCAGTGCTGGACAGGCAGAAGTCGCTGTTAATCAAGCACATCAACTATGCGTTGAAAGATGAAAATTTCTACGACCAACAGATCAACGAATACAAGATGTATGCCACGGTGCAGATGTTGTTAAATAACTGGAGGACGCCAAGCAAAGATAAGGACATTGGAAGGCTCGCCGATTATGAAAATCAACTCAACAATTGGCTCGTTTCAGAAAAGGTAAATCACGACGACCATGTCATCGCAGAGGATTCATCCGGCACTTCACGACTTTTGATGAAAGTGATGACAAAAAAGTTGAACGAAAAGTATTCAGGCATGTTGACAGAGAGTCAAAAGTCTCTTGTCAAGTCTTATGTGTTTTCGACAGTGAATGACGACCCCGAAATCATCAGAGGAAAACTCGCCGAAATACGTGACGATCTGATGAGGAAAATATCGATGCACGAATCATCTTTCTCAGAAAACAGATACATTTCTAATAAGCTCACTGAGGCAAAAGATAGATTAATCACAGAAAACTTTGAATCAATCAACGATGATACGATAACACGTTTCATGCTATACACAAAACTCAGTTCAGAACTAGACAGCGAGGAGTGACAAAATGCTTATCGGTGAAAAACGCCTCTTAGACACATACGACGTCTTTGATTACAAAATCGTGACTGAGGTCGTGAAACCTGCAACAGTGGTTGAAGACTCCTCGGGTAACAGGATCGAAGTGCCGGCCGTTAAAAAGGTATATATGAAGGGTGTCCTGCAGAAGGCGGATACCTTGAATCAGAACGGACGAATCTATCCTTTGCACCTCCTAGAGAGAGAGGTCAGAAATTACCAGAAGTTCATCATTGAGAACCGAGCCTTGGGTGAACTAGATCACCCAGATTCCTCTGTCGTCAATTTAAAGAATGTGTCTCACATCATTCGTGAGGCCCACCTTGAAAATGGGGTGGTATATGGTACAGCTGAAATTCTTGACACACCTTCTGGAAAGATCCTGCAGTCTCTTGTGGAGAGTGGTGTGAAACTTGGCATCTCATCTCGAGGAGTGGGCTCAACAAAGAAGCAGGGAGAATATCACATAGTCCAAGACGACTTTCAGTTGATTTGTTGGGACTATGTGTCGGAGCCATCAACACCAGGTGCTTTCATGATCCCCGAGGGGAAGAGGATTGCCGAGGCAGAACTGAAGAAAATCTTCAATAAGAGTGACAGGATTGACAGGGCTCTAAACGATATTTTGTCTTGCAAGTTTTAATCTTAACAGGAATCTAAATGAATAACGGCATAAAAATGACTAGATCACACCTTAAGTCTCTCGTGAAGGAATGCCTCGTTGAAATCCTTCAAGAAGGTCTGGGGTCTGTGGTGCCCACAAGACCAAACGAACATGTCGTAGAGAGCAGACTGCCACAAGGCAAAAACGCTCAACAGGTGCAAAGACCTCGTAGCGCAAGTCTTGATACCCCCTTGGTTTCAAAAAAACCACAATTATCAAAATCACTCATTGAAACCATTAGGCACGAGTCTAACGGAAATTCAATAATGGCTGACATCCTTGCCGATACCGCGACAACCACTCTACCAAAAATGTTATCAGGGGGTGATTCTTCCAACATGTCACATTCTACAAGGATGTCGCAGGTGGAACACTTCAATGGAACACCTGAGCAGGTCTTCGGAGACGAAGTTGCATCAAGGTGGGCAAATCTTGCATTTATGGACGTGTCAAACAGAAAAATGTCGTGATGGCACCTAATTAGAGAAATGTAGTGTCAAATGGAGAACAAAATGAGACTTACGCCAAAAATGTTAAAAAAGTTGATCCTCGATGAGGCAGGCAAGTTTGGAAAGATGCAGGACGTTGAAGACGTGGAGGCACGTGAAGTTGATGCAGACGAATTTGCTGATTCTCTTGAGAAAAAGATTGATTATGTAAAGGCTTTGAAGTTGGAAGAAAGCAGGTTACGTAAGCGCTTGGCAAAGATTGCTGAGACGCGTACCCGAGTCGTAAAATCTATGTCAGACACAATCTAAGGGGGGATCACATGCCGGGCAAGGGTAAATACACAACGTACAATTCAAATTCTAGTCCGAGAAAAACGTTTCTTGCAAGTCTGTTTAAAGGCAGTCCCTATGCAGACAAAGGACCGGAACAGGTCAGGCAAGAAGTTGTTGCGTTGGGAAATAGTATCCTGCGTGCAGGAGAGACGGGAGGAGTGGCAGCGGGTGATGGTCAGATGTTCCCCAAGGGGGTTGATCTCACTTACGCAGGCAGCAATCTGCCTTATGGTCCTCCTGACGGAGACGTAAAGGTTGATGCAGCAGGCGCACCAATGAACGCGTTCGTGCCCGACGTTTCTTCACCAGGACCAGGCAAGACAGATGGACTTGATAAGGTTCCAGGATTAAATCCGAAGTTAAAACCAGAAGAATACAAGCCGGGATACGTTGAATCTGCGAACACGAGACTTCCTGTCGAATCTAGTGCTCGTGTTTACAGCGCTAACGTTCTCGGAGACGACAATCTGTTCAATACTACTGAACCTGTGCAGATACCTGTTTAAATTAAATCTGATTGATAATTATTTCGAAAAATCGTGGGGAAAAATATGTCGAAACAACTCTACGAAGAAGCGTTGGCTGATGTTAAGAAGCTAAAGGAAGTCGCTGAGGATAATGCGAAGCGAGCCTTGGTTGAAGCAGTGACCCCGCGAATTCGTGACCTGATAGAGAGGGAACTGTTGAGGGAATACAATGAGATGGACGGAGATGCAGTGGGTGCGCCCGGCTCCGTTCCTCCTCACGGTGACCTAATGACAGATGACTATGAATCACTTTCCGGACCGGAAGAGGGTGGCAAAGTTACCCTTGACCTTGACGATCTGATGGCCGACACAGGTGGTTCTCCTGTCGGCCCACCGATGTTTGGCGGAGATTACGCCATGGACGACATGGTCTATGGGCTCGACACTGAATCGGTGAAGATGTTGCTGCCTGTCATAAATTCAGTTTCATTGAACGAGAATTTTGAGGAAAAACTGTCGCAACTGGAAGAAAGCATCAAGAATATCAAATATTCTGTGTACTTTCTAAAGGAGTCAAAGGATGGGGCTTCATCCGTACCAAAGTTGATTTCTCTGGTTGAAGATATGTATTCACACCTGCAGGAGAACCTTGCGTCTTCCGGCAAGAAGAAAAAGTATGAACTGACATTAGAAAGTTACTATCAACAACTCAACAAGCTCCAGGAGCAAAATATGCGCAGAAATAGATCTAGAAGGTTATTTGAGGATGACAGCGAAGGCGGAGGAAAGAAGGAACTTTCCTTCCTTGTCAAGTTTGGGGATCAGTTCCCTGAAGAGGCCTTGGACGATGTTGAAATTGAAGTTACACCCGGTGGAGACATGGGTGGAGATGACTTCGGCGACGACGAAGACATGGGCGACGAAGACATGGGCGACGAAGAGATGGGCGATGATGAGGACATGGGCGACATGGGTGACGACGAAGACATGGGCGACATGGGAGATGAAGACATGGGTGACGAAGGTGGCGATGAAGAAGAGCCACAAGAGGAAGGTCAATACATGGAATCCCGAGTTCTCAGGAACAATCTTGTCGTTGAGATCGATGAGGGAATGCTTCGTCGTGAGATCGGTCGCATGAAGACTCTTCGCGAGGCTCGTGCACGTCATCAGCGCAGACTCAATGAAGCCCGTAGGCTCAGGTCGCAGCGCAGAAATCTGCGTGAATCTGCACCGGTTCCTTCCACGAAGGGACACGGCCCCGGAAAGACAGTCAACAGCTTTGGCGGCGCTAAGTCCAAGGGAGACCCCTGGCTTGATCAGGAACTCACCCTTGAGATCGACGAGATGGAACTCGAAAATGACGAGATGGAGACCACTCAGTCGCAGCAAATGGAATCATATCGCAGAAATTCGAGATTGGCTTCTCGCAATGGTGCACGTCACAGTGACGCACCCAGCAGGCACGCGGTTCAGGCCGAATCAGTACTCCGCGCAAAGTTGGCAGAATCGAATCTGTTCAACGCAAAGTTGATTTACGCGAACAAGCTGCTCCAGAATGAGTCGCTTTCGAGGAGGCAGAAGGCACAGGTCATCGAGCGCCTTGATGAAGCTTCAAACCTGCGTGAAGTCAAGCTTGTCTATGAGAGCCTGACCAAGGCGTTGGCAGGAACCTCACGCCCATTGTCGGAGTCGGCTGATCGCAAGGTCATCGGATCTTCGTCCATGGCAACCCGTCCGGCGGCAACGAACCTCAATGAAGGATTTGAGACCGATCGTTGGGCACGTCTGGCCGGTATCAACAAGTGATGCATTGAACAGTCGATTATAATAACCAACAAACAAACACACGGAGTTTTTAAGATGAAGCACTTTACACTAGATCAGTTAACCCAGGGTATTCGCGAGAAGCACATCGGTGCTGAGCGTGCCCGCCTCGTGGAGAAGTGGAGCCGCACAGGCCTCCTCCGCGGCCTCGACGGCGTTCGCCGTGAGACAATGTCGCAACTCCTGGAGAATCAGGCAGCTCAGGTCCTCAAGGAGTCCAACTCACTCTCGACCGGTGGCGGTAACGTCGCCTCGTCAGGTCAGATCCAGGGCTTCAGCAATATCGCGTTCCCGATCGTTCGTCGTGTGTTCGGTGGCCTCGTCGCCAACGAGCTCGTCTCGATCCAGCCGATGTCGCTCCCCTCGGGCCTCATTTTCTACCTAGATTACACCTACGGCTCGAACGTCGGTGGTGACGCCGGTGTGGGTCTCTCGAATTCAGCAACGTTCGAGACGTACCAGCGTGGTCAGTCCATCTACAACAACCCGACCGGTAAGGGCATCCGCTCAGGATCGCTCGCCACGGGTGGTATGTACGACCTCGTCAACACGGGCTACACCAAGGTCCACTCGGGTTCGCTGGCACTTGCCACTGCATCGATCGGTGCATGGACGGCAAATGGAGACGTCTGGTCTGTCCATGGAATCGTCAAGTCGGTAACCGATCTTTCGGGCACAAACATTCGCCAGCTCCAGTTTGACCCACAGGTCGAAAACGATGTCTCTGACAACGCCCTTGACGTCTCCTTCGTTGTGGTTTCAACCTCTGACCTGCAGGCAGTCCTGCCCAAGGTTGACCTCCTCGCGGTCGATCAGATTGCCCTCTTTGGTCTCGGCACCAACGGCGGCGCGACAGCATGGGGTGAGACATATCAGTCAGGTAAGGGTGTGCTCAACCTGCGTCGTTTGAACCGCCGTGGTAACTGGACGGGTTCAGTGTTCACACCTGATCCGCTCAATGGAAACCACGTTCTGTTCGTTGTCAAGCTTACAAACACCGGGGCCACCCCCACGGTGCAGGTCGCAGATCGAAACACCCTCAAGGTCTCGGCCGCATTGACAGACGCCCTCGAGATCGACTCGACGTCAGGTGCAGCGCTGACGGTTCCCTCGTTCGAGTCTGACTTCGGCTCGTCGCCCACTGCGGCGATCCCCGAGATCGACATCAAGATCGAGTCGATCGCCATCACGGCCACGACCCGTAAGTTGCGCGCTCGCTGGTCGCCGGAACTCGCACAGGACCTCAACGCCTATCACTCGATGGACGCCGAGGTTGAGCTCACGTCGATCCTCTCAGAGCAGATCGCCCTCGAGATCGACCGCGAGATCCTGAGCGACCTCGTGACGACAGCCAACGGTGCCAACTACTACTGGTCACGCAGCCCAGGCCGCTTCCTCAACAAGGTGACGGGAGTTCGTCAGAACCTCGCCGACTCGTTGCAGATCGGACCGCAGTTCACCGGTACGGTTCGTGAGTGGTACGAGACCCTCGTTGAGACGGTCATCGACGTTGCCAACACAATCCACCGTAAGACACTTCGCGGCTCGGCCAACTTCCTCGTCACGTCGCCCGACGTCTGCACCATCCTCGAGTCATCGGTCCTCTACAAGCCGAAGTTCTCGATCGACGGTGAGGGTCAGGTCGGTTCGCCGTTCACAATCGGCGCAGAGGCAATCGGCACAGTCTCGAACCGCTTCACGGTCTATAAGGACCCCTACTTCCCACGTAACAAGATCCTCATCGGTTACAAGGGCGGCAGCTACCTCGAGACCGGCTATGTGTATGCTCCTTACGTTCCGCTCATCGTGACACCCACGATCTTCGCTCCTGAGGACTTCACACCGCGTAAGGGCGTCATGACAAGGTACGGCAAGAAGGTCATCCGTAGCGACTTTTACGGGACAGTGACTGTTCTCGACATGAACGTGATATGATATGAATGTTATCTAATACGATAACATAATCAAGGGCCACTTTTTAGTGGCCCTTTTTTAGTTTACATTTAATAGTTGCTGTTTATTATATAGTTATATGTTAACTATGCTAGACAATAAATGTAAAATATGCGAAAAAGAATTTGGCTCCCTAGAGTCAGTCTTCAGGCACATCAAGGTCCACGAAATAAAAGCTAAAGAGTACGTCCTAAAGTGGAAGCACAATGGTATTGCACCGCTATGTTCTTGCGGATGTGGGGGAGAAACTAATTGGAATATAGCTTTAAAGGATTTTGCAAAGTTTATTCAAGGACATCATGCACACGGAAGAGCTAAGTCTGATGACGAAAAGAGAAGAATCGGAGAAAAAAATAGGGCCAATATGAAGGCGTGGATGGCAAGACATCCAGATGTAGCAAAGAAAAGAGCCGAAAGCATGGCAAGCATTAGAACTCCTGATTTTGAAGAACGTCGCATTAATTCAACACGCAAAGCCTACGAGTCAATGACCGCAGAAGACAAGCAAAAGTTCTCTGATCATTTTAAAAGACTTTGGGAGGATGGGACACTAACAGAAGCCCATGTTAAATCTAGCGAAACGTTCAAGCGTCGTTTTGCAAATGGAGAATATGATTTTGCTGAGCGAAATGAGAAGATCTCCGCTATCATAACCCAGTTATATCTTGATGGCGGATTCGAGTGGTCTACAGGCCAATACATTTCTGTGAAATCTGGAAAGACATTCAACTACAGGTCTTCATGGGAGCTTGAATTAATGAGGCAGTTGGATGAAGACGCAGTCGTTGAGCTTTGGAATTATGAGCCCTTTTCGATACCTTACCTCTTCGAGGGCAAGGTTCGTAGATATGTCCCAGACTTTCATATTGTAACTGACGATGGGCAAGACGTGCTTGTAGAAGTTAAGCCTGCTAGCCTTAGTGGCACAGAGAAAAACTCTTGTAAACGGTTAGCCGCTGTGGAATTTTGTCAAAAAAATGGGTGGAGATATCTTGAGTGGAAGCCCGGCGATAAAATACCGTGATTAGCTTTTGCCTAGCTTGAGGCTACCGAAAGGCAGCTTTTTTTTTATTTGGAGTGTATTATTTGTTTTTTCTAATTAGTTATTTACGAATGTCACGCGTGACGGGAGAAGCACACATGAGAATGAGTTCTTTGCAGCTAAAGAGATTGATAGAGTCTGAGGTAAAGGGTGCCATGGAGTCGAAGAGACGGACAAAGAGACGCCCAATGAGAGAGGCTTCGTTCAGGCCTAGCTTGGTCTCGCTAATTTTTGAAGAGTTAAGCGACGCAGAGACTGAAAATTTGATTAGTAAAAATATCACACAGCCCTTGTCATCGACAGCAGACAAGACGACAGTAGAAAAGATAGTTCAGTTTTTAAACTCAAGTGAGGGTCAAGACCAAAAAGTAAGAGATAAGCTGGCGTCTGGTGCAAATGACGGTAACCCATCTGACGAAGTTATGGAAGTTGGGGTAGAGACATTGCCTGTCTTGAAACTCAAACCCTCTCAGTCACAAATTGGTTTGCCTAATTCAATCGGGTTTGCGTTTACTTCAAAGGGGAAAAAAGTGGGGGCCTTGGAGGCCGCGTTGAAGGGAAATGTGAACTCAACGGAAATTGTCGCGTGTGGCGACGGCATTGATAATAACTTTATCATCGATGGTCACCACAGGTGGTCGTCGGCAATCGCCGTAAATCCAGCTGCAAATATCACCGTCTCTTTCATTAAAGGAGACGATGCATTCAAAGTGCTGTCAATATGCCAGCTTGCCATTGCTACTTACAAGCCAGGTAAACTACCATCTAACACTTCTGAACCTGACACAAACTTACTTACCATGAGCGCCGACGCAATCGCACAGTACGCAAAAGACAACGTCGGAAAAGTCGTTGATGAAAAGGCAGGCTCCCCGCTTTTGACTGACGATATCTTAGACTTCCTTGCCGGGCAAGGCTATGGAGGCGCATCAGCGACAGATGACAGAGACACGAAGCTGGATAAGATCTGCACCAAGATCGGAGAGAACTGCAAAAAAGTGCCAACACCTGGTGACGCGCCTGACAGAGTTCATATGCCGCAGTTTGATCCAAAATCGGGCGGTCCGACGCTTGATCAAGTTAAAGATAAATTTACGGGCGGGCAATTAAACTTTAAAGATCCTGTTGGTTCATCAGGCGGAGGAAAGCAGCAGGTCACTGCGGAATCTTGGGATCGCCAAGGTGCAGTCGTCGTAGAGCGCTGGCAGCGGCTTGCTGGATTGATCAAGTAAGATTGGAGAAAATACATGAGATACAACAACAACAGAAATAGTGAGCTTTTTAGATTGCGTCAGACGATCAGGAGAATCATCAAGGAAGAGGCGGAGAACGTAATCCCTGGAGATGCGTCGCCTGATAAGCAGGTTCACGTGTTTGACTTCGATGACACTCTCGGTGAGACGTCGAACGCCAACGGGATCATGTTGCATCAGGACGGGAAACCCGTTCACAAGTCAGAAGGAGAGGCTCGTGATTGGGCAAAGTCTATGGGGCTGACAAACTCTGACTTCCTTCCGCCTGAAGTTGCACAGATCTCCAACAGAGACGGTGGCTATGCGATCTACGTGACGTCAAAAGCGCTAGCTAAAGTGCAGAACCTCTTTAAACCCTCGAAGACAAAGCAGGCGATCACGGGTGTGAGCGAGCCTCCAGCAAAGGGTCCATCTATCTTAATTGACTTTACACCGTCGGCAGACGTAAGTATAGAAACGACTAAACCAATCGACTCGACTATCGACAGGTTGAAGGACGCAAATTCGAAGGGATCAAAGACCATCGTCATCACTGCGAGGCAGGCCGACGGCGAAGGCACAAACTTTAAAGGCGAAAAAGTCGGAGCGACAAATGCCAAAGACATGAATGCATTTCTATCGAAGCAGGGTGCCAAGCCGACTGACGGCGTATTGGGAGTCGTGGGTCAAAACAAGGGAGATGCTATCATCGACAAGTACCTGAAGTCAGGGGAGCCTCCCGAAGAGATACACTTCTACGACGACTTGGAGAAAAACACGAGTGAGGTCGAGGCAGCCGTAGGAAAACAAGTACCATCAGAGCTTTTTGTCTACGGCCCAGGAGAATTTGCCCACGGTCAGGCAAGCGCGGATAGTCCTCGGGCGAAATTTCCCAAGGACGAAGCTTCAGAAGAAGACTGGAAGAAGCGTGACACAGATCGTCGTGCAGCAAACAAGGCAGCTCGTGCAGCTGCAGATGCAGCCGCAGCTGCACAAGCTCAAAACTCGAGCCGCTTCAGGGACGGTGCGGTCATGGTGGAACGCTGGCAGCGCCTCGCAGGTTTAATCAAGGATTGATATATATATAAGCAGATGTCAGCAGGAGAAAACACATGAGAATCAGCCCACAGACGTTGAATAGAATCATCACATCAGAGATCAGGTCACTAATGGAGTCAAAGAAAAGAGTGACCAGAGGTAAAGGAAGACCCAGTCTATATTCTGCTTTATTTGAAGATGCAGACCCAGGTAAGATCGATCCGAATAGATTCCCACTAGAGTTGGGATCTGTGAATATAGATTCAGCAAAAAAATTCGTGTCAGGTGGTCTCAACGATGGCGATAAAAAAGATGATGTGATCAGCGCAAAAGTAAACGCAAGTTTGGGCACTGTCAAAGACTTAAAACCGTCTCAGACTTCTATGAACCTAGGCAAAGCTTGGTCATTTGCTCTTAGCATGATTAACGGCACAATGCCTGGTTCTGATGGCCCTGGAGGGAACCTTGATGCCTTTGTTTCTAGCGATAACTACATTATGGATGGACACCATAGGTGGATCGCAAGCTGGATGGTCGATCCTGTTGCTGAGATGAAAGGCCATAAAGTGAATATGCCTGGCGAAAAGCTTGTCGCAGTTTTAAACGCAGTCACAAAGGGTCTACATGGTATTGAAAAAGGAAATCCATCAACAGGCGGTTTTGACCAGTTTAAAGACAAGCAAAAGATGACAGATGCCTGTAAGGCTGGGATTGAAGCAGGCCCGATTAATGGTAATGTTGAAGATTTGAAAAAGAAATTAAAAGATTGGACGGGCACGCAAGACGATGCCGGGCTCGTTGACGCGACTGTTGAAAAAGTCATGGACAACTTGTCGTCGTTACCAAGCGATATCATGCCAAATGCTCCATCAAGAGAGAATATGCCGGTGATTGATGACAAGAAGACATCCGGCGCTACGAAAAAAACTCTCATGGCCCTAGCTGGTGGCCAAATTGACGTCAATCCTCCATACGCTTCTGAAGAAGGAGAAGAAGGCGATAAGCCAAAGACTGCGCAGAACTCAGGCCGCCTGAGGGGCGGTGAGGTCATGGTGGAACGGTGGCAGCGTCTCGCGGGTCTCGTACGCTGAGGGGCCACCATACAGGGGGTCCTGTGAACCGCCACCGTGCGAACCTCACTTTGTCCCCCACGTAGTAAGATCGATAAGATTCCACAGGTGTCTCCCTGTGATATTGGGGATCCTTGATGGCCACCACAAACGGCGTCAGGGGTCCCTCAGTCACTTCAGGAGGCACGTTTTCTTTGCACCATTGGATTACCTCCTCTGATTTGTGTACCTTCCCGTAGCGCCTCGTGTACTCACGGCACAGGGCCAACCCGTGCTCCGCTAGCCAACCATAGTTGGCTGTCGTCGTGCGAGCCCACACCGTGCATGGGTGGTTGTAGTGAGTTCGCTTCCACGGCGCTCCACCGACCGGATGAGCGGCGCACAGCATCTGGCCGCTCTCGATGATCATCTTGACGACGTGCTTGTCGCACTGCATCTGCGCCGCCTCCACTGGATCCTCGGATAGGACGAATATGTTCATGTGGGCATCATATATCGATACGTGCACATGTTTCGTGCGGGAGACGTGATATATACTGTATGTATGAAGATAACACGAGAACATCATGAAGTCAGGTTGTTGCGGATGTTGGTGCGCGAGGCGGTGCGTAACCTGATCAAAGAGGAATCGACGAAACCCACGGACTCTACGACTCCGACAGATAAGAATACGGCCAAACCCGGTGAAGAGAAGAAGGGAGCTTTACGTAAGCAAGCCTTAAACAAGGCAAAAAACAACCTATCTGCGGCCGGAGAACAGGCCGTAGACATGGCGGCGAAAGGACCGGGATCAGACGCAGACAAGATTGTCGATGCAGCATCTGCGTTTTCCCAGAAGATGGCCGAGAAATTATTCTCCCTAAAGCCAGACAAGATCAAGGACATGAACGGCTCTCAGATAAAACAAAAGATGTACGCATTGGGAGACAGCCTGGACAAAAGTGTCAGCGACATGCAAAAATCGCAGGTTGAACTTGATAAAATGTTGTCCAAAAATGCGACATAAAAATCTTGATTTGACTTGTCCAATCCTGAACGATGGATTATGATATCTTCACGGACTTTACAAAACCGTGGAGATAATATGTCGCGTAAGATTTCAAACTTTGATAGCATTCAGGATAACACCACTACTCGAGTCAAGAATCGCAACTCCAATATTCGTGTGTCTGAAGACAACAATGGAGAACTTCGTACCGAAACTCGCAATAGAGACGAAGGATCTGCGTGTTTTGCCATCACTACCAACGCAGGATCTAAGGCAAGCTCACTTTACATTGATCTTCCCAACACTTCTGTCAGGCTTTCAGGTTCTGAGGCACGTACCCTTTATAGGCTTTTAAATAAGCATTATACCTTTACAGGTAAGTCTGTATAAGTTATTATTGTGATAACGGCGCTTGTCTGATTTGGAGGTTTTATGTTTTTAAATAGGTCTGATGCCCTTCTTTTACACAAGGTTCTATTTCACTACGAAAAGATGATGAATTGTGATCAATCTTTCGGTGATGTTCTGGATGAACTTTCAGCCTTGAACGAAAAGATAGAGGAATATCTTGTGTCTGATTCAAGTCAGACAGCGTCCGTGTTTACACAAGACAAGTCAGGTGTCCAAGTTTCAAGTGATCATGATGATGATGATGATTTAGATGAAGATGAGACGGACGATGCCGAAGATGGCAAGTCTCAGGAAAAAATGCCTGAGGCGTCTCATACATTGAGTTGTTCTACTTTACATGATTTACCTCCATTGGAGACAGATCATGGTCTTTTAGAGTTTGAGAATGAAGATGATGAAGTAAACCTCCTTATTGATGGTGATTTTTATGATGATCTCGCTGTTTCTCTCGTAAAAAGAGTTGGTAAATCTATTGATATTTGGGTTGCATCAAATGAAAAGTATGTTTTTGAACTTAGAAAGTTGAATAAGGAGTGGAAGAAAGTGCTTGTTGACGGTCTTGTGTATAAAGTGATTGATGATTAAGATAGATTTACATCCCGATGAATTTGTGACGTTATACGATCTTTTATCATTGCAACAACTCCAATCCGGAGAACAGATACTTCAATCCCTAAGGAGCAAAATGAAGGAGACACTTCTTCAAGCTTTAAAGGAAAAAGATGATGTTCAGTTTGAAAGGTGGGAAAGAGAGCAAAAAGAAAAGATGGCAAAGTTAAAGTAATGTTTGGTAAAACAAAACCCGGGTTTTAAAACCCGGGTTTTGTTCATTTAAACTGTGGTATTTTTTCTGAAAAGCCGACTAGATAATTTA